GCAAAAAATTCACACCTATTATATAATGTAATCAAGTTAGAAATGGAGGTGAGAAAAGTGACACCAGAAAAAGGTCAAGCCTATACGGAAATGTTACAACTGTTTAATTTATTACAACAATGGAATGATTTTTACACATCAGAAAATGCAAGTAATTTATTAGTTGCATGTCAACAATTATTAATTAATTACAATGATCCAGTCATTAAATTTATTAATGATGAAAATGAAGATAAATCATTACTACAATATTTAGCAGGTGATAATGGATTAGATCAATGGCAGTTTTATAAAGGTTTTTATTACAACTACAACGTACACATATTCTAATGAACTGATTTGATACTATATTATACTAAAATATGATAAATGGGGTGTGTTGATGAATTATATTGATGTTGAAATTAAGGGTTTTACAATTTACTCAAAAAATGATAGACATGAAGAATATGACTTTTTTATTCCTAAACAAGATTACAGAATTACGAAACGTGAAATATTAGATCATATTCCAGAAGGACATACATTATTAGACAGTAAGAGAACATCTAAAACGATTACAGTTTCATATGATGAATTATTACAAATACAAGTATAAAGGAGCAATTGACAATGGCAAATGTAAAAGATTTATTAAACAAATATTCAAACGGTGCTGCAAAATTCGAATACAATAATGAAAAAGAAAGAGAATACATTAAATTAGGTGAATTGGATTCATCAAAAACCTACCCTATCGAAGCCTTATTCATTAATACTAAAGGTAAATTTGGTAACCAAGGTGTAATCATTAGTGGAGATTATATTGTAAATTGTCCTCAACACTTAACAGAAATGATTGAAGATATGAGACAAGACGCGGAAATGGTTGAAGCCATTAATCAACGTTTATTTGATTTTGAAATTTATGAATTTGAATCTAAGAAATATAATCGCACGTCACATAGTATTAATTTAGTACCGAGTGAAAAAGCCAAACAAGAGGTGCAATCTGAAAAAAAGTAGAACATGAGCGACGTAATCCGTTCGCTCGTGCTAATGAACCCATTGATATTTATGATGAAGATATACCATTTTAAAAATTTAAATAAAGGGGCAATGCCTCCTTTTTTATTATGAGGTGAAAAGTATGTTTGGAACAATTGTAACAATTGGATTATGTTTGTATGGTATAATTGCGTTATTAGTGGTTTCAATAGTCAATTATAAAAGGAGTGACTATATGAATTTAATTAAAGCCTATTATAATATTGTTAATGCGCTTAATGATTATGATTTAACCAAAGAACAAAGGGAAAAATTAGAAAATGCTTTATTTGAAATCACACGTATTCTTAATGATTTAGAAAGAGAGGGGCATTATTATGATAATTAATCACCAAATGAAGTTACATTTAAATGAATTAGTGGACTGGGCATGGAAAAAAGACATAAAAAATGAAAAGTTTCATTCAAATAATGGTTCATATGTGATATTCGACCACGGCGCAGTCGTTGAAACTTATATTATTAATAAAAATGATTTATTTAATGTGACTGAGACACAAGAAATTACACTTGATACACCACTCAAACATTTTTTAGAAAAAGATGTCTATTCAAATTATCGTGAACATTTTGATATGTCTATCAATGATTTGTTATTTATAAATACAACAATCAATATATGGCTTATTAATGATGATGATTCACATATACTGATTTATAAAGACGGGCAACTCATTGATGAATATATGTACCACTTATTCGAGTATGAATCCAATCAGAATAAACATATTTACCCACATAATAAAGCAAGTGGCACGTATCCACATAGAGATTAAGAGGTGTAGTTAATGGCAAGAGGTAATAAAGGTAACAAAAGTAATCGCATTGCACGTTCTAACGCATTTAGACAGTCAACGACTAAAAATCAGTCTACATATGAACGTGATGGTTTTACATTTTTATTTGATGATGAAGAATTACAAAAAGAATATATACATGAATATAACAAATTTAATAATTTATTTGTGGAAAAAGGTAAAGTTAAACTACCTCGACCTAAAAAGATAAGTTATATTGATGCTAAAAGTTTAGTGAGTGGAAAAAATCAAGAAAAATTAACAGAAATAGAAAATGTCTATAAACAATTGGACTATGATTGGGAAGAAAAAGGGAATATGCACAAACGTCACCTCTTCCAAGAAGCCGTCAAAGAAAATGATGGGTCACAAGAAATATCACACTTTATTAAATCAACTGAAGCATTATTTAAAGAACTTGAAGATGCTACAAAAGTAGATAGTATTGTAAATGAAAAGCGAGTAAAATACAATGTAGTCTATTACGTCAGACGGGTAGGTTAAAATATGTTTGAAAACATTCAAGATATTATTGATTATTATTCAAGTAAGGAGGGACAACATGAAAAAGTCACGACTGAATGAGGTCAAAGATTATCAAAATTTTGTAACTAAGTTTAGACGATCTATTCCAAAGCAATATAACCAAATTGAGCTTGCTGATGATTTAATGAATTTAGATATTGATTTTTTAATTTCCATATCTAACCGTTCAGATGGAAAAACATTCAACTATGTCGCTTTTTTTATGAAGCTAGCCATTGATTTAGACATTAAATTTACGTTACTTGCAAGACACCATACATTGCGTGATGCTTACAGGGAATTATTAGAACGCATTTGTATCGAACAAAAACATTTTAACAATAATAATTTATTCTTTAGAAACACACAAGATTATATAGCTGTGGGTTATGGTGATAAAGAAATAGGGATTATTACACATCTCAATAATGCAACTGATTTAAAATATCATTCCAACTTCATGAAGAACTTCCCAATTATCATATACGATGAGTTTCTAGCATTAGAAAGTGACTATTTGATTGATGAGTGGGAAAAGTTAAAAACCATTTATGAATCGATAGATAGAAACCATGGGAATATTGATTATATTAAAATACCAAAGATTGTATTGTTAGGTAATGCTGTTAACTTTTCAAGTCCCCTACTCTCTAACTTAAATATATATGAACAGTTGCAGCATCACTCAAAATTTGCAATGAATAGTAAGCGTCAGTATGGAAATATCATGTTAGAGATGAGAAGAAACGAACATTCAAACGAAAATCGAAACACACGCGCTTTTAACTCAGATAACGATTCAATGACAACGGGTGAATTTGATTTCAATACATTTAATTTAGCTGATGATGCGTTGCGTAAGCATATATCAAGTAATGGAAACTTTTTCTATATTAAAACCCCTTATAATTTTATTAAAGTGATGTATCACTTGAATGACTATCAAACTAATATTAAAGTCGTGCCTTATGCTGAAAATTACCAGTTTTGTACTGATGTGTCAGATGTTGAACATGCAGCATTGTTTTTAAAAGATTCATTCTATAAAGAAAATCATTCCAAGCGTTATTATAATCCCTCAAATCTTCATTTTGATAATGCTTACAGTAAATCATTTATATTAAATGAAGATGATTTTATATACTTAAATATGAATAAAATCATCAAATATCATTTAAAAACAGAACGTAACAAAAAAGGATATAAACCTTTTGAACAAAAAGAAAAAATGTATTATGATAATTACATTGAACGTACCAAAAAAAATCTAGTCAAATCATTTATGAGCAATGTGTAAATTTTTTACATATTTCTTCTTTTATGGTATAATGATTTTTGATTAGAGGTGTAGATATGGGATTATTAGAAGCAATGCAAAAACATAAAGGTCAAAAAAATATGTATCTTTACTGGGATATAGAAACATTAAACTATAATAAAATAGCAGGTAGAGAAAAACCTACAAAATATAAAAACGTCACATATAGTGTAGCCATTGGTTGGTATGATGGACAACATATTGATGTTGAAGTTTTTCCTAGTTTTAAAGCCTTTTATCAATCTTTTTTTGATTATGCAAAAAGACGTGATACCATCACTAAATCAAAAACAACAATCAACATGATAGCACATAACTGTAATAAATATGATAATCACTTTTTACTACATGATACACAACATTTTTTTGGTGATGATCTGATTATTGAAAATCTATATATGAAAAGTGCTGATGATAATTCAAACACAATTAATATGAATGAAGCAAAATTATTATCTAAAGAAATCAATGTTATATTAGAAAAACGTGTTAAATCAAGTATTAATTTAGATTTAATGATGTATTTAAAAGGATTTAAATTTAATATTATAGATAATTTCATGAAAACCAATACATCAATAGCTACACTCGGTAAAAAGCTCAAAGACGGTGGGTTTATCAGTGAAGATGAGTTAAAAACTGATTTTGACTATGATGTGTTTGATTTTGAACATGATATGACTGACACACAAGCCTATGATTATGCTTATGAATGTTTTCATCAACTCACAGCATCACAAATGACTTATATTCGTAATGACGTCATTATATTAGGTATGTGCCATATTCATTATAGTGATATATTTCCTGGTTTTGATTATAGTGCTATGACTTTTAGTGTCAATATCATGAAAAGCTATATTAATAATGAAACAACACGATTGCAGCTATTAAATAAAAAAGGTAAACAAAAAATATCATATACGGATTTTACTTTTTTTGATATGAACTTTTACGATTTTATTAAAGGATTCTATCGTGGTGGGTTAAATATGTATAATTCACGTTATGTCAATACCATTATTGATGAGGAATGTTTTTCAATTGACATCAATAGTAGTTATCCTTATGTGATGTATCATGAGAAACTACCGATGTATATATATGATTTTGATGAATTTGAGAAACCGACCTCAATTCATGTGGAGTTAGATAATAGAGATGTTTATTCACTTTATAAAATGGATAAGGTCACGTTTAATCGTACCATATTACGACATATTGAAAGTGATTTAATTAAACAATGTTTAGTTAAATACTATAATAATGATAAAAAGTTTGTTAATATAAATACAAACACTTTACGCATGATTAGAGATTTAACGGGTTTAACTTTTGACAAAATAAAAGTGTTTGCTTTTGTGTGCTATGAATGTGAATACTTTGGTGCACGTGATATTATTCATCATAATTATTTTATAAAAACACAAGGTAAACTGAATAAAAAAATCATTATGGATTCACCTTATGACTATAAAATTACAGATGAAGTCAATACGCACACCTATTCCAAAGAAGAAATCATGTTAAGTAAAGTTGTTTTAAATGGTCTTTATGGTATACCTGCATTACGTTCACATTTTAATTTGTTTAGACGTGATGAAGATGGATTTATTGTTAATCATGAAAATGGATATAAAAACAGTGAACGTAATTTATTATTTTCTACATTTGTAACATCACAAGCCCTTTATAATTTACTTGAACCGTTAAAGTCTCTAACGCAAACTGAAATAGATGAATGTTTTATATATTGCGATACAGACAGTTTATATTTAAAATCTAAAATCAAACATAAAATCAATCATGATTTATTTGACCCTATTGCCTTAGGTAAGTGGGACATTGAAAATCACGTCATTAAAAAAATGTATGTACTCAATCATAAAAAGTACGCCTACCAAAAAGAAGATGACACCATTAAAATTGCGAGTGCAGGTATACCTTTAGACGCATTTAATAAAAATCAAACGTTCGAAAATTTTATCAAAAATGATTTTCACCATAAAGCGATTGTGTATAACAATAAATCGATTTATAACGAACAAAGAACCATATCGATTTATCCATCAAAAACATATATAGAAAAAGGAACGCCCTATGATTTTTACTTTACAAAATCATTGGAAGATAGAAAAGAAGATGTCTTAAAACAAGCAAGACAAGAATATGATGATGTGAATGATGATGATATATTATATATAGAGAGTGAAGTAGGTGATTTTTCTTTTAGTGACTTATTTCCTTACAAATTTGAAATTAAAAATAAATGTGATCTTAACATTTTATATATGGTTCATCAAGATATAAAAAATGACGCTACATAAACGTAGCGTCATTTTTACGAGGTATAGTGACAAGTGTCGCCTGTCTACGGATTATGTTTTGTTGTTTATTTACTAGAATTTCTAGCATACTTATATTATAGCATAAAATTTACTTAACACCACTAAAAAACATCACATTATCGCCTGCATTTTCGGGTACACCATCAATCAGTGCATATTCAACAACACGACTCGGCGCCCAATAAGGCGGGACGTTGAAGTTTGCAGTTAAGAATGAACCATCTTTAAATACAGCAACAACAACACCTGTATGTCCCACACCTGGAAGCATGGCTTGTAGGTAGTTTGGTTTACTACTGAATCCATAGCCTACTGTGGGTCGGTGTGTGATACGTGCGCCTTGGTTACGATAGACCACCCACACACGTTGTCCGTTGGTAACTTGATTATCCCATGCGGGTTGTTTTTTACCCCATATTTGGTGCATATACGCCCATGTTAACTCTGTACATTGACCTGTATCCCCAGTATTCACAAATGGACTGCCTGCTAAATATTTAGGGTCGAACTTAGGTACTTCAATGGCATCTTTATATTTTTTCGGTAAATTAGAATATGTCCAATTCCCACCAATTTTTCTACCACTTTTTCCGTTCGGTGGTACAGATTTACCCGCTTTACCACCATGGTCACCATCACTATCATCAGCACCCGTATCATGTCCACTTCCACCGTCAATTCTTGATATTAAGTCTTTCATTTCATCAAGTAATTTTTGATTCATATTTAAACGATACGTGTTATTGTATGTTTTGGTAATGGTGAACATCTGATTTGAAAAAAATTTGTCAGTACCAATAGAGTGCAAATCCCACTGCATACTGTCTTGTAATTTTTTGAGAAATTCCTCAAAGGCACGTGCCACAACATTAACCCCACCACTAGGACTACCAGAATGACTTGAACCACTACTTGACCCTCCTTTTCCGTCTATTTTACCACCCCACGCAAGTATCGTGTTAGCAGCATCTAAGAATGGATTCCCGTAATTTTGAACTCGGTTATAGCTTGCTTTTAATCCCTCGGGGTAATATGCTGCCCAAGTGGCAGCAGCAGTGAGTGGAATATAGGCACGACCGACTTTTCCGTTTTTCATATGATGTGAAAAATCATAATTTCCTTTACTTTTCACACTTGATGGAACAAAGTCAACGGGATTCCCTTGGTCTATCCAACTCGGTGAACCTGCTTGACGCGATTGTGACACAAGTTTACGTGCCACAAATTTTGCGTCATTTAAATAGTTACCTTGTGGTGAGGTATGGTTGAGCCAACCCCAACTTGGGTTATAGCCTTCATTTTTTTCATAGGCTGCAAATAATGCAGGTGAAACTCCAATGCTTTTAACAGCATTCAAGACTTGCTTAATTTGACTTGAGTTATTCCCACACCATGCTGAAAATCGACCAATGCCTTTGACTTTACCTACTAAATCATCAACACTTAATCCAAAATCATCATTTAAATTGGAATGTATAAACTTATCAATTTTTTCTTTATCATTCATCTTTTTTATCACCCTCACTGTTACCACGAATCACTTTGAGTTTTTCACCAATTTCATTGGGAATGAGTACACCCATTTCTGCACAGTTTTCAACAATAGATAATCCCTCATTAGAAATATAGAAAAATATCGTTACCATCACTAAACCATTATTCAATTTTAATATTTGGTCAATGATATTAGCTAAAATGATAATACAGAAAATGAGTATCTTACGACCGAAGCCATACATAGACTTACGACTCCATAAATCTTTATTTTTAAATGCTTTTGCGAGTCCAGTAATAATATCAATCACCATAAGTACCATTAAAAAATAAAGTAATGTTAAGTCACCTCCGTATATAAATTTATGAAACAAATCTAAATGCGTATATTCCACGTGTAATTCTCCTTTATTTTCCATCACTTAACCTACTTTCTAAATTTATTTTTAAATACATTTTGTGCCATTGGATTGTTCGTTCCATCGTTATGCCAAAATCTCACACCTGTTTCAAGTAAGACTTTCAGTTGTTCGAGTAACATGGGGTCGATCCCATCAATGGTATATGTGCCTCTCATTCTTAAGTAGTTACATACCGTCCATGAATCAATTGGGAACGGTGTTCCTGCTTGGTCGTTCGTTTCAAAACCTAACATGAAGTAATAACGTTGGATATTATCCATATCAAAGGGTGCGGGTACGCCTATTTTCATGGTTAATCCATTAATACTATTGGCGATTTGGAACGCATTTCCCATTTGTGAACTTGTCACTGTTGGAGGTTGTAGAGCTAGGTCTTTATATTCTGCACGTAATTCTTTATAGTAGTTATATTCATCATTAAATTTTGAAAATAAAGCGGTTGGTGAAAGGTTTGAACCAATACTTACAGCATCATAAAATCGTGATTTTAAATCATTACCATTCACAACATTATTGATTCTGTTTGTTATTAAATTACTTTGTGCATTTTTTTGTTTATTGGCTTGTTGAGATTGTGCCAGTAAGCCGTTATCAATCAAAATAGGAACTTCAGCAAAGCTATCAAAGGTGATTGCTGTATTTAAGAACGAACCTGTGTCGATGAGTATTGAATTATCAGTCGCTTGTATCGGTTTTTCATTCGGTGCACTGTTATAATCAACGGGATAAATACGTACCTCGTTATGATACCCAATAATAGATTTTGTTCTTAACTTGACCCCTGTTTTTTCTGTTATTTTACCAGCATCAAGCAATAAACTATCACCATTCCATGAATAGATTTCAATTGTTAAATATTCATTTCTGACTAAATGTTTGAGTTCATCTTGATTACTATTTAACATATATTGCAATCGTTCAAACGGAACACGTAATTCTTTCAGTTCCCACTCATTAGATAACTTATCATTTTTAAGTGTCATTAATCCTTTAATATCTTCTTGTGTTTTAACTGCTTCTAAATCATCCTTATTAATAAATGTCGCGGGTATTAATATGATTTTTTGAAAGTTTTGTGTAATCCATGGATATTTACTCATTTTATCCATAAAGTTATTAAAATCCTCACGATTCATGACATATAAATTGACTGGACTTGTAATGTAATCATACGTAATCCCTTTTGAAGATTCTAAATTAGGTTCTTTTTTAGTCCCAAATTTTTTAGATAAATCAGCACTTGATTGAAATAAAACAAGATTTCCGCCAAACTGTTCAAGATAATTATTTAAATAGTATTTGTTACTGGCTTTAATAACATCATCATTATTTCTCAGTGATGGTAATAAATAATTATAGACCTCACGTGGTAAATGTTGACGTTCAACAAACGCATTTTGAACGGTAGATAATACATTGCCCTGTGTGTAAGTCATGACTGTATCAATAACTAAATACATACGCGTCACATGATCATTGACATATTCAATTTGATTGACAAACGCATAATAACGTCTATCTTCAAAATCAGACTTAAATGTACAATAATTAATCCCCTGTGCATCTTGCCATGACATCTGTTCAAGATTCACCATATTTTTATCACGTATAAAATTAAATGGTATATTTTTATAATCAATGGCATTAAAATGATTTTCATTTAAAAAATAATGGTCACGTGCTGCATTTGACGGAAAATGAATCGTATTCTGATAATCTGTCAGTGGTGTATTATAGAAAAATTTAAAATGTGTTAGTTTTCTATCTGCCATTTGTTGTCCTCCTTATATGTAAAAATAGACACGCTTTCACGTGTCTATTATATCATAATTTAGTCTATAAATACGTTATTAATCGGACACCATTCAGTACCATCGGGATTACTATAAGTTGTACCCTCTAAGACAATATTTCCGTCACGTTTAATGGTGATTCTTATAAAATTGATTGAACCACTTTTTTTAGATGTATTTTGTACATAATATTGTGGATTTGAAAACTCACCACTGATAGGAATTTTACCTATTGTCATATTATCACCTTTATAGCCATTCACTGCACCCCTTAATGCGACGGTTTTAACCCCTTTGACCGTTGTGATGCGATATTGTGGTGGGTCGGTATGTGGGGTAAGTCCTGAACCTGTGATGTCAATATTTTTCCAACCTGTATCTGTGATAGTGATTTCATTGATTTTATCTGTATTCGATTGAATTTTTTTATTTGTTTCGTTTGTCGTTTCATCAATATTTTTTGATAACGTTTGTTGTTCTTGTTTCAATTCATCGATATTAATTGAATCAATTTTTTGTTCATTATCATAGATACGTTTTTCATTATCAGATAGTTTTTCTTGAACTTCTTGTACTTCATCTGGTAAAAATTCTACCTTTTTTATTTTTTCTTCATTATTATAAATACGTTGTTCATTGTCTGATAATTTTTCTTGTACTTCTTGAACTTCATCTTGCAAAGGCTCAATACTTTCTAAATGAAGAAAACCGTCTTTTGTGTAAATGTATACGTCACCATCAATCGTTGATAATATATCATTTTCATCAACAAGGTTTGTATTAAATTGTTCTAAATGATAAATATCTTTAACACTTCTCACAAATTTACTAGCCACGTTTTTCAACCTCCAATTTTCCCCAAAGATGTTTTTCATTTAATATTTTTTCTTGTTTATCTTCAATTTTTCCAATTGGCAAGTAAAATCTATTTTTGCTTGCACCTTTTTGTTGGTAATAAAAACCTAACCACCAATAACCATCTTTTTTAATGATTTGGTCGAATTTAACATATTGATTAGGATATATCCAAGAATTTTTATCAACCATTTTAGCATTTAAACCTGCTTGTCGTCTTACGACAATAGGTTCTTTATTGGTTTTATGTGTTGTGAATTTTCCATACCAATTGAAAAGTGTTTTATGTTGTTTTTTTGATTCTGTTAATTGTTTACCTTTCATGTAACCGACAACTAAATTATCAATAACTTTCATATCACGTCGTCCGTAACCACATGCTGATAAGATATTACCTGGGTCTTGTTTATCTGCTTGAATATCTTGATGACCTGGCATTTCATTTTTAGGATTAATGTCCCAAGATTTACATAAAGTTGCCATCACACGACACGCATTATCCAATGCTTTCATTGAACGTTCTTTATTTTTAAAGTAACATGCTTCAACACCAAACGCACCATCATTAGCATCAACACCATACCAAGCATTATCTGTTGGTGTATCATATAACACATGCCATGCTTTCTCTGTCACTGGAATACAAATAATTGCTTCTTTATCATCAACAAAGACGTGCGCACTTGCAACCATCGCCCAATCAATATTATACGTATTTCTATAGTAATTCACATTATCTTGTGCTGTGGTATCTGGATTGCCTGTGTCATGAAAGACTGCAAAACGTGGTTGTCCTGTAGTGAGTTTTTGTCCTGTACGTCTTGTACCAAACGGTAAGAAGTCCGTATAAACGGGAACACCATTCCATGTACCTATTTTTTTCTTACTCATTATATCGCCTCCATTTTTAATAAAAAGGGTAGAAAGATTCTACCCTTGTATAATGAACCCTTTACTATCCATTGTATTTGGTTCAATATTTGTAGAATATTTATGATCTTTATCTGTAAATATCCTACTACCATTATACACGTTATAGACTGTTTTGTTACTGATAATATTTGCACCAAAGCATGTAACTTCTCCACCACGTGTCGCATAGACAGGTTCATTTTTAGTACCACTAATGTTTGACGCTTCAGCAAATACTTTTGACGCATAAGCTAAAATACCAAAATCACCACTACCTGTTATGGTAATTCTATCAGCAAATATTTGACCACCACGTGTCGCTTCAATACCATTACGACCTGCTCGTTCAATGACGGCTTCATTAATAGAAATTACTGAACCATAAGCGAGTACGTTATCATCTTTTGAACGTGACACTTTTGCACCATATGCAGCAACATATCCGCCACGTGTGGCTTCTAATCCACGACGACCGTTACCATCACAATTAATTTCTTGTGCATACACATCACCTGCATAAGCGAGTACACCATTACGTTTATTACCATTTGCTGTTGATAATCTCGCTTGTACCGTTGAACCATGTGTACATTGAATACCGTCAATGCCGTTTTCATTCGCATTACCACTTGTGAAATCCACTTTTGAGTTATTACTTGCAATGACACCATGCCACTTGTTACGTGAAGCCGTTGCACCTGTCGCGTCAATAGAGCAACCCCTATTTGCCATGATGCCACTTGTGCCACAACCATTGGCAATTCCTTTATCAAAGTTAATGTTTGATGAACGTGTAGCAATACAACCATACGTTGTTTGTGAATTTGAACAATCTGAATATCTTAAATCAATATCACTTGACGCATAACTCACGACGTTATCATCAATCGTATCTGTGATTTTACAGTTTCTTGCGCTGGCTTGTGAACCTGTTGTAACCATTAGTCCATGATGTCCATTAAAACGTGCTTCCGTATAATCAATATAACCACTTGCACCATGTGAGAAATGAATACCAATTTCACCACATCGGTGTACTGTCATATAGTTACCTGTGAGTGATGAATTAAATATTCTTAATCCGTCACCGTACATATCTTGGTCTTTATTATACTCTTCTAATTGCTCTCGATTTCCATTATAGGAAAAATCACAATAGTTAGCTTGAATATGTGAACCATTGACACCACATAAACCTATAAAGTTAAAATGTGTTGAACCTCCACGTTCTGTCATTTCAAATGCTGTATTATCCATTAAGAAACCACAATTAATTGTATCTGAAAAATCTTTGTTTTGAAGTTTAAAATCAATTTTAGGGAATGTTGAATTAAAACCATAAAATAGTGGTTTTACTCTAAAAATAGGATTTGTTTTTATTTCAACTTGTTTATTTAATTCTGTTTCATAGGCTTCGACAATATCATTTTCTGATGTAATCGTAATATGATTATAACGTTTATCACGTAAGAATAATTGTTCGCGCATCATATAATCTTTAAGTAAAATGACACGTATTGATTTCGGTTGCACAATTAAATCTTCAATATGTTCAAAACAATGATTGAGTGTATCAAAATCACCTTCTTGACCGACTGTATATGTGACATCTTTATTGGATAATATTAACGCATCATACGTCTCTTTCATATGTTGTATATCATCAGCAATTCCATTGACAAAATCACATAATTCAAAAATAAATCCATTAAAACGTGCTAAGTAATCATAATATGATTTTGAATTGGTGTTATAGTCTGATGCGTCACTATAAAAAGGTTCACGATAGACACCTCTACGATAACCATATTCATTATCATAATTAATTCTTCCGTTGTTTATATACATATCTTATCCTCCTACCATATGTGTAAAAAACATTCTTTATCATATGTTTTAAATATTGTATCACGCATTGAATATAACTTTTGCAAGTTATCAATTAAGTATTGTTTTGTTAAACCTGTACGATTCATTTCATTTTGTGATTGTGTATTACGTTTCGAATCACTTTCACCATTTCTTAATGAATCAAACGTATTATCTTTTGTACCTTTTTTTTCTGATACTGTTTCACTGGTATTTTTATCTCTTGAAATTGTATTCGTATCTGCATAATCTAGCACTGTATTATCTACATCAATATTCACTTGTGACTGGGGTAGGGTAGATTCAGCAGTCCGATTATCGTCGAAACTTTTTGTGATGGTATCTTCATAATCTTCATATTCTTCATGACCTTTATCTTGTTGTCTGTCTTTTGTTTGACCTTGTTCGATTGCGTTTTCTATCGCTTTTCCTAAGTCTTGTGACTGTGTATCAGTGACTTGTTCAATATATTTATACATATCAGAACCATAGACACGATAAATATAATCCTCATGTGTCATGGTAATATATAGGACTTGAGATGCAAACGCTTCTACCGTTTGTCTACCAATTTCACGATATAAAAAACGCAATGTAAAACTTTCTTTAAAATAACGATCAATCCGTTCATCATTAAACATGAAACCTTTAAAAAATATGTTATCAACAATTTCTTTCACATCATCGTCAAAATATAACATCTTTTGCATAAACGCATGTTTTGAATCATTAAAATGTATTCTATCGTTATTTACAAATTCATTGATTCCTAAGCGTTGTAATTCACTTTCAATAATTTCATATAACGTCGTTGTATGTTTACTCATTTGATTCACCACCACCAAAATTATCAGTTTTTAAATTCATAATATCCATTTCAGATATCGCTTCGTCATCGTAGTAGGGGTGAATATCTAAATTAAAACGACGATTTAACATTTCAAAAGGTTCACGACCTCTTAAATAAATATTACTGTTTGATGTGGTAAATGAACGATTGGATTTAGCTTCGGTATCACTGACACCACTTTCTTTATCAACGGCAAGTGAATTGACACCTAAAAAGTTACTTAACTCACTTACTTTATTTTGATACTCTCGTTTCATTTCAACTAGAGCAGTCGTTACAAAGTCACTACCTAAATCAATAATATCTTCTTCTGGGTCGATGTATTTATCTGTTTTGATAAAAGGTGCACCATTATACAATTTATTGATAAATTGGTTAATCGTTTCATCTTGAATATCAGATAAAAATATTTTACTGAATTTAGACTGCATAATCAGTGAGAAACGGGATAATATAATTTCTGCTAATTCATCGCAATAATGTTCTATAATTTGATAATCATTATTTAAATTAACGGGTTTATTGCGTAATACAACAAAATCACCACTTTGACACCCGTCATAATATTCAATCTCTAACGCATATTCAGGTCTTAAATATTCAGGAATAATGAAAGTAATATCATCTTGAGTGAGTCGTCTATTAAAAGTTAAATTGAAGTTATTAATAAAATCGTTACTTTTTTTAAAATATTGTGATTGTATATAACCCAATATCATAATGACATCATTTCTCGCTTTACCTACCACAACTTGAT